CCCCAACCGCTCAGAACCCCGAATTAGGAGTAATGAGTGGAAACCCTCAAGACGTTAACACTCTTGAGGGGTCGGCAACCAGTTACTGGTTGACGAGTAGCCCTTGCGGACCACCTTCGTTCGCGTTTTATTGCGAAAGGAGACACCCGGGAGACCAACAAGTTCGCCGTGAGGCAAACTCGAGGCTCCGCGTAGTGCTACACCGATAAGCCAAGGCTTATCCCGCGCATCTGCGAGACGACTATCGTCGTTCACCGCAGTGTGCATGAGCTCCTTCCATTTCCACCGCCCATCTCGTGAGAGACTAGCGTTGGAGCAGGTAAGGTGCTCATCCCCAGACGAGTCAATTCCTGTGTCAGCCTGTCCTGGTAAGGGACGGAAGAACTGGAACTGAAGAGGAAGCAGTTTCACAACTGTATCCCTCACTGGAGCAAAGAACTTTTCAGTTCGAGCGCTCCGTCTCGTAAGGTTCAGGAACTTGAAGACATTCTCGACAGAGTCGAGAGCGTGATCAAGGGTGTAGGGACGTACGTCCTCGCCCCCGAACCAATCCGCACCGCAAGACTCCCTAAAGGGACCTTCTAAGAAGGTCTTATCGGGGTTATGCTTGAAGCCCCAGTACCTGAGCAAGCTCAGGACCTGGTTGGCAACGCGCTTAGTGACGATGATATCGTCACCGTAGACCATAAAGTCTACACCGGGCCTTCCGGCCCCGGAGGCGTGACACGCCGCGGCAAACAAGATAGTCTCTAGTGGGAAACAGAAACCATTGCCCATGCTGCAGAACTTTTCATAGGTCGTAACGACCTTATCAAGTTCGTAAGCTTTCGAACGAGTTCGGTCCAAAAGACTAAACCAGTCCGAGGGAAGCAGATAACGCACAAGCTCGATCGAAATGGAGTCCGAAGCGGACTTCAAATCAATCGTTACGAGTGAGTCATCGTCATCAGATTGGGACCCCTTGAGGGCCATTCTCTGATTAAGCTCCTGGGAAGTGAGATCGATACCGACTTTTCGTAACTTCTCGCGAAGTACTAGGTCAGTACCTTTCTGAACATACCCATTAAGCAACGGTTCGACAGCTATAGTCCTTTCGGTCTTAACTGTCTTCGGAACGAAGCTTATCTTGTTATGCTGTACCACACGCATTCGACGGGTGTACTCCGTAAAGGAGTGCACGTAGTCGAAGCAGACGAAGCGACCATCAGGTCCATGAGGCAATAATTGCTCCATGTAGTGATGGTTACGCATAAGTCCGCCAAAAGCGTGATGAATGGCGCCAGGTGTCACGGACCATTTCTCGCTGTGAAGTTTCGCGAGTATATGGGTTGCATTACCGTGTACACCAACTGAGGCACCCGCCCCAAAGTCACACTTGGAAAATATCTGCTTATAATTTGGCCTCGTCCCCAAAAGGGCATGAATCCAATGACGAGCAGACCGAGACTGTTCAAGGAAACGATCACGTGAGTGATGAGTTCCCAAAAACTTAAACTTGCGGTTGACCAATTTGGTCCTCTTTTCAGAGGCCATGAAGGTTTTAACCGCAGTTGCTCGTGCACCCAGATCCAGTTTATCACTGGGGAAAGGGTACTTCTTGACCAAGAGTGCAAACTGATTCGCCACAAAATGCTGTGTGGCATCATCATACTTCTGTGATGACAACGAATCAGCCGCGTGGAAAAGAGCAACGAAGTCCCGCCGACGCAACGCGTCGGCTAAGGGCTTTAGCCACTCTTTATCGCGGTGGGAGCGCAGCAAAGAATCAAGAATGCGCAGATAAACTGCGAAAGACTGATTCTTAAGGTTCCTCTGCAGGAGCAGGAACGCTTTTCTTTCCTTGGGTTTCATAACGAATATCCAGGGTATTGCGCTTCTCTAGATAATCTAGAGAGCGCAGGCCTACGACAAGCCCGCCAATGGCGAGCACAATGGCAATTCCTGCCGCAAGAAGCTCCCTCATGTACTGCGACCGACCCTTACGGGGCGATCACTGGTTCACGAGGAGCGACTTCAGCAGGGCTTTGCCCTGGGCGCTGGCAATCCAGGCGCCCATGTCAGCGGCCAAAGCGTCCACATCCGCAGAAGCTGCACCAACCGGAATTTGGCCCGAGATCTCCAGAATGCCATCGGCAGTCGGAGTCAAGGCACCAGTCAGGCTGAAGGTGCGCGTCAGTTTCGCCATGGTACGGCCTACGCCAGAGAACTCCGTCGTCGGCTTCGGCGCGGTACGGGCAAGCAGCACTGCGTCCTTAATGGACACAGTGTTTGCAGTGCCAACGTACTTAACGCTGTCGGCGCGATAAGAGTCAGGGCTATAGGTCTTTGCGTTAACGGTGAGAGACAAGGTATACTACCTTAGGAGTGATGCAGCAAGAAGCTGCGAGGCACGTGTTTCCACGCGGTTAGGAGAACGTGAGATACGACGGGGGCTTCCGCCCCCGAACACATCCACGAACTTTTGAGCAATTAAGCTCATGCCGTCGGTAACCCTAGTGACATTGTCAAGCCGGAAATCCGACTTAACGACAATCCTAGGAGCCACCATCGGGCCTCTATCCTTGGAGTGGAGGGTAATTCCGACAGACCCAGTCATGGGCTTGTCAAGGGAAAACCCGCCGGCCGTATTTGCCGAAGCGATCGGGGTGTAGACGTTAGTCGTCACCCTATCAACACTCAAGCACGACCCCAAGGACTTCCACCCAGCTCCAGCTGGTACCTTAGCGTTGAGGTAATCCCCAACATTCAGGAACCAATCCGCAACGAACGAATAAGGAATCAACTCCCAAGGGAGCGTCATCAAACTCTTCTCGCCAAAGCCGAGCTCCTTATAGAAGCTAGTATCGACTTCGTCCAATGACATTGCACGGAGTTTAATCCTATCTTGGATAGAATTGACCCATGTAACATCTAGCCCCACCGGGGTAATGGTGTGACCTTGGACAACTCCTGTCCCATAAAGAGACAAGGTAGAGCGAGTAGAGCGACGTTCGGTACGAGGACTGAACTCACGGATAGTCTTCAAGATATGTTCCATATCTCCTAGGAGTGGCTTTATGCCATACCTATACTGGAGCCAGAGACCGGATGCCGAAGTAAAAGCATACCGACCTCCAGCGCCACGTTGGGTTGCCCGGGCGGCCTTATCAAGGACTCGAACGAGCTTCTCCATTGTGGGTTTGAACATACCTACAGCCTGATCGTACTCAGCCATCGTCTCCCAAAGATTGGAATCCGACCGACCTCGTTTGCTCAGGACTTCCGTACATACCTCCGCCTTGGCCCGACTAACGTCGGTGTCAGACAGGGCGTAGCTGACTCGGGGTAGACTAGTCCCCAAGCGTAGCTCGGAAGGAACAGCAGTGACAAACCATGGCCCGCGGAACTCCCAACGTGCTTTCGCACCGGTAGTACTGCAGGCCACGACATTGCCAATTGTTGCTCCTCCCTCGCCGCTACAAGCAACAGCATAATCCCATTTACTCATAGGGTTGAAGAAGGTTTCCCCCTTCGCCCTGCGAGATCGGAACTTTGCTGTTATAGTGTCCTCCATCCAACTCCAGGTCCCGTTCACAGCCTTGTAGACGCCGTCTTGCATAATATGCATGACAGGATCGCTACATCCAGCTGAGTTTGCGGTAAACTGTTGAAGGTTGGTATAAGTCAGTTGTTTAGACTGACGGACACGAGTGCTCATGACGGTTAACTCCGTGGTGGGTGAGGTCAGACTTAGTGCTTACCAAGCACTTCGCCTGGCCTAGAGAGATCTCTTTTCCGCGACCACGTACTCTTCTCGGACAACCTGATAGAGTTCGGTAACGAACTCCAGCAAATCATCTAGTGCCTCATTACTGAGAGACCAGAGATCGTCCAGCGGCACCACTTCATTCCCGATTTTACTCGAGATAAAGTCTGCCATTGCCGTCATCTTAATGATTGAGCGGCAACGATTTTGATGCTCCACGAATGCAGCATTTACATCGCAAAACGCGTAGTTGAAATTCAGCCACGCGGGCTTTGTGACAGATTTGGTGACCATATCGGTTCGTCCTAATGAGAGTTAATGGAAGCGGAGAGAGGT